GAGAACCATCGGCAGAACCATTCATCACCTTTGCCCTCATTTGGGGTAAACCACCTGCTTGAAAGTGCCGAACTATACAAGCTAACTGTACTGACTTGTATACAAGGTATAGTATGTGCAAATTTTGCACATATAAGTGCACTTCAGCCTTTCACTTCAGGTCCGCCGTCAGGGTGTCTTTGTCTCCTGAGAGCTTTGCAGAAAGTCCCGCGCCTTCTGCAGAAAGCTCGACACCATCGCCGAGTAGTCCCGCACTTTCTCCGAGTAGCGTTTCACATTGTCCGAGTCGCTTGCGGTAACTGTTGCTGGCAGTGGCGTCGGCGTCGCCTGCACGCTTAAGATCTTTGCTGACTGTGTCGGACTGTGTGCGCACCCGGACAGCAGTACTCCGCAGAGTAGCGGCATCAGAAAGCGCTTTGTCACGCTCGGCGAGCGCCTTGGCAATCTTCTCTGCATCTTCTTTCTCCTTCGCTCTGGAGGCTTCCTCGGCCTGCGCAATAGCATCAGAGTTAGCCTTGTCTTTCTTGGCGATAAGTTCTGTGTACTTTGCTGACGCTGAAGTGTACCCGTAGTGATAAGCGCCTGCGCCCAATGCAATCACAGCCACGCTCACGCCCACCCACTTGAAAGTCTCACTCATTTTTTCAAGATCGATCATGGTTCCTCTTCCCCCAGAAAGATCTTTTTCTCTGCCTCACGCCTGCGGACCAATCCCGGCAACTCTTTCCCTCCTGCCCTGACCCACTTCTTGAACTCGTAAGCAGCATTGACGGTCTTCCCGGCATTGAGGAGCTTGAGAAGAGTGGACCGCCTCAGCGCTCCCTCTCCGCAGTTGTAAGCGAAGTCAATGAGCGCGACGAACTGCCCTTCTGTTACTGGGACCCGGATGTACTGGGCCAGAGTGCCTCTCAATCGCTCGAGCTCCGACGTAAGCAAATCATCTGCCTGCTCCTGCGTAATCCGGACATTTCGCATGACGGGATTGCCAGACGCCAGGCGTGTGGCGCCATACCCCACGGTCCACACGCCGACCGGATCCTTATAAGAGCAAAGACGACATCCTTCGAACTTCTTCACGAAGCCAATTGCGCTGGACGGATCCCAGTCGGAAAAGGACTTCCTGATATCACTACCCATACGTCTCTCCAAAAAAATCCCCCGAGAGAAACCTCTCGGGGGAATAGTCGCGTTCAAGATCGAATTATTTTTCTACTTTGGTTCTGTGTATCTCTCCCTGGCTTCCATCGACCACGCCAGAGACCATATCCTCAGACTTCTTTTCCATCGCCTTCAGCATCTTTCTTACTGGGTCGGGGATTAATGATCCATATCCCAATTTCTCGATGTTCTCTAAAACACTGCCGAAATCATTCAGGCAGAAGGCGAAGACCGCTACGTCCCTTATGCTGACAAAAGGGATGATCGAAGTGGTATCGAGTCCATGGCACAACGCTACGAGACTCAGGATGATGATCTTCTTGGTAATCCCGATGAATCCAGTCCTGGAGTTCCATTGGCCGCTCTTTAAAGCCGCAAAGGTTCCCGATAGGTAGTCCACCACGATAAAAACAAGGAGCCACTGAATGGCGTCATCGATCGGCCCAAAAAGAAAGGAGCACAAGGCTCCCAAAATCCCGCCAATTGCCAGAAGTACACGGGAAGAGAAGTCGGGGATCAGATCTAACATGGTATCTCACAAAAAATTGAACACTTCTCTCGTCAACCGTGAATTTCTGCGATTGAGTAGCTCTCCAGCGTCACTCCAAACAGTAGCCAGAAAACAGACTGGAATATCGCAAACTTGTAGGCGAACTCGTTCTTGCATGTGAGCGTGCGCGCCAGCCCCTCAATCTGCGGGCATGCGCCGCGGCACATTGACAGCACGAGGCACTTCCGGCATTCGGGGCGCTCGCACCAAGGCTTGAAACACCTTGAAATATCAACTTCTTCCAGTCGCTCTATCCGTCCTACAAACTTATCCGGAGTACAGTGATCATGGCAGGAAAGCACATCGCCATTCAGATTCACTGCGGCATTGTCCGGAGAATGCATGCAGCATTTCACTGCCCGAGGGTTCAACCTTTTCCTATTCACAAGCATCTGGATAAGGCTGCGGCACTGCTGCTCAAGAGCCGGGAATTTAGCCCAAGGCCCTGATGTCATTGCCGCAAAAATGTTTTTCTGAAGGGTAAAAAGCTGCTGATCAGAGAACATCAGCTCCCGGTCGGTCACCCCTACATGAGTCATGATGCCTTCAAAGTTGATTGGGGCCTTCCCCAGGCGACTTTGAATGTGCTCAATGATCTGCCCGATGTCTGTGTTTGCCGGCGAGAGCACACAATTGATATTGCAGTGGAGCTTCGAAAACGCCAGCCTCCACAAATCCACCATCTTCGGATCATCGAGTGGGTCATCTCCCCTGAGCCTGTACCCTTGGCCATCATGACTGAACGTGAGTGAAATCCCATACTTCTCACAGAAATTGATCTTCTCTTCCGTGAGCAAGGTTCCATTCGTAATCATTGCGAAACGAACCTCTGGGTAGAGCGCGCGGAGCTCTGGAACGAGTCTCTCAATAGTCTTCCAGTAAACGAACGGCTCACCACCCCAGAGCTCAATGATGCCCTTGACCTTGACCCCGCCAGCCTTGAGCTTTTCGATGAACGCCGGCACATCCTTCGGGCCCCAGCAGGCCTTCTCGAGCACACGGTCAGACTGTGCACAATAGCGGCAGTGCATGTTGCACTTCAATCCGAGCTGGATCCTCAGGTCGTAAAGACCCCGGCTTTTGTTGTCGGCGAAGATCTGTATCCTGCGGGGCTGACCGCTAATGTACGACTTTACGCGATCATCTTTTGATAGATCAAGCAGCACGCCTTCGCGCCACAGTTCATTTGTGACATTGTCGTACTGCCACGAGGATCTGCACCCATCGGGTCCACGGACATTAAGCTGCAACTTCATTCAAAAATCTCCCAAGCTGTACATATTTTTTATAAAAACGGCATTCAATTTCGCGGTTGGCTGACAAGAAGCAGCCTCCGCCGCAATGCTCCCATGCAATGCAATTTCTGCATCCCGCCCTGCTTTGTTCTGCGACGGTAAGGAGCTTGGCGGTTCGTGCAGTTGCTTGGGCCGGATTGTGCTGGCACAGATATTCACGCCCGAGGAGATCGATGGTTAAAACCGATTCGTCTCCGCAATCGGGGCTGACTCTTCCTTTCCGGGAGCAGTGCTGCATAATGCTGATGCGCAGAGCCTGCGAGAACCCGTCCTGAGGACTCTCAACCAGGCTTCGCAGGAATCCAATGGATTCATCCACATCATCGTTTGTGAGCTTCTCAAATCCTGCACACTGCCCCGCAAAATGGACGGGCCACAGTTGCACGGGCATTTGCAACCCGAGCGACAAATATTTCTTGCGCATAGCAGGCAAGTCGCGCCTCCACGAGCTTGTAACAAGCCCTGTGACGATGCAACTCCGCAGCTTTTTCAGCACCTCCCACTGTCTCGGCGCAATTGAGCCATCGTGCCAGCTGACCGTGGTTAGCCATTCGGGGATTGAATTTGCAAACCTCACATAATCGTCGTTGATCAGGTCACCGTTTGTTGCTACACGGTATGCAGAATGAGGGTAAATGCCATCGTTGCACAGCATCCTGTATAACGCCTGGATGGTTGGCCAATAAAGCATCGGTTCGCCACCCCAGAAGGCAATGCGTTCAAGTTTACGGAGCTCTCCCGACTCATTCAGCTTTAGGAGCTTGCTCCTCAGCCGCGACCAATCCGACTTGCCGCAAGAATCACGATCTGCCGGCGATGCTTGGCAGCAGTACGGGCAGTGCCTGTTGCACGCGGCTCCGAGGATGATATTCAGCCGCCTGATCATGCAACAGTCACCGTCTTTTCAGCCGCTCCGGTGAAATAGCGCCAGCCAACTTTCACCTTAAAAGACTCTCCTGATCTAAGACCCAGAGCCCGAACCCTGAACTTCCCCGCTCCTTCGCCCAATTTAAGCCTACACAAAGGCACATAGCCGCCGGTCGAGTCAATGTAGATCTCGGAGTCATGCGGGATTACGCTTCCGTCTTCCCACGTCATGGAAACAGTAAATTCTGCGTCACTATCCGCGGCCACCACATCAGGGCCAACGAGAGACAGCACGGGATTGGGCGACCAGCCATTCTCATGATTCTGTAACTGATCCAGAGTGAACTCTTCAACCGGAAGATTGCATCGATACCCATACTCTGGCGAGTAGTTGAACTGGATGCTGTTGTAGTCGCTTGTCAAAGGCTCAGTCGCAAACGGCATGATGAGCTGTACGGCCAGCTGCATGCGCTCAAGCTGTAAAGTGCGCATGGTGCCCGCTTTGGTGAAATAGCTCATGGGATTGCGTGTGGTCGGGGCTGACAACCAGCCGCTTTTCACAAACCACGCTATAGACCGATGGTCAGTGACCTCGCCGCTCCCGTAGCACTCCGTAGAGGCATTTTCTGCGGCCGGAGGGTTGGCAAAATAAGTTGTCTTACCCAGGCACATGAAATTACCTGAAAGCCCCGCTTTAAGATCAGCCCCCGAGACAATCACACCGTTGTTTTGCATGAACGGCTCAGTATTGTGTTGATCTAAAAAAACAGCAGCCTGTTCGCTGCTTAGAATCGTGCTACTGCTTTCGCCGTTATGCGGGGCAAACAAGGAAACCGTCATGCCATCATCATTCACACAGATATTCACGAAATGATCATGGTCTTCCAGAGCGCAACCCGCTATTTTCTTCATATCTCCTCCTAGTTATCGCAACAGTCACATTGGCTGCATTGGCTGCATCGGCTGCTACAGTTCGTGCAATATCCTGAGCATTGAGAACACTGAACCTGATTGCACTGCACCTGACCACACTGAACTTGCGAGCATTTAACGTTATTGCACCGACCGCAGTTTGAGCAGTACGTACAATGGCTGCAGTACGCACAATGTCCGGTTTTGTACCCGTTATCGTTTGCCAGCTGCGAGGTTTTTGTCAGATCTGACCGCTTCCAGTAGCCCACGTCGTCGGTCAGGGCGGCCAGTGCCAGGGCGTTTTTTGTCCATAGCCCGCTGTCAAGAGTCAACTGCGAAAGTTTCGTCGGGACATCAGCGAGTTTCGCCGCAGGAGTTCCCCCGGCTGTCCCGCCGTCATGGACGATCAGAGTTTTCTTATCGGTGTCTTCCGTGACTTCCCGAATCTTTCCCGTATAGGCGGCGGTTTTTTCAGAGGTTCCTCGCTTTAAGAGGATTTTCTTAATCATGGCCGCGCTCCTTATGCATCGCAACAATCGCAGTTACAGTTGCTGCAGTATTGACAGTCCGTATTGACCGAACATTTCACGGTGGTACAGTTAACAGTCGTACAGTTAACGGTCGTACATTGAACCGTCGTGCAGTCGTAGCAATTGCCGCATTGGCTGCAGTAGCTGCAATGAGAACAATAACTGCAGTGCCCGGTTTGAAATCCAGAGTCATTCGCCAGCTGAGAGATCTTTGTTAAATCCGCCCTCTTCCAGAAACCCACATCGTCGGTGAGCTGAGAGAGAGCCGTAATCGTCCCCTTTGCCCATACCTCCACATCGTCTGTTAACTGCGAGAGCTTTGTAGGCAGGTCGCTTTTGAGAGCAAGAGCCGTACCACCTGCGGTGGTCCCGTCATGTACACGGATGCGGCGATTGGTCTGATCAATCGTGATCTCACCTGGCTCACCTATATATGCATCATTCTTCTCGGCACTTCCCCGCTTCCATTGGACTTTCTTTGTCATAGCAACCCTCAGGAGCAGTTAGTGCAGTACGAGCAGTATGAGCAATACGAACAATGCCTAGTCAGATACCCAGCGTCATTCGTCAACTGTGATACCTTCGTTAGTTCAGATTTCTTCCATAGACCGATATCGTCCGAAAGTTGAGAAAGTTTCGAAAGTGAAGACTTCGTCTCATAGGCATCATTGTCAAGGTCGCTCGTCTTTGTCGGAACTTCAGCCGCCTTGGCCGTTGGATACCCTCCTGGCGTGACCCCATCGTGCACTCGCAGCCTTTTTTCTTCCGCATCTACAGAAAGTTCCCCATCACTGCCGGTAAAGGCGTTGTTTGCCGCAGTGCTGCCGCCTCGAAGTTTAAGAACGTCACCTTTCATAGCTCACCCAAATCAATGGCCTCTATCGCAGACTCCAGTGCCGCAAGACTTACCGACTCCTGCGACTTAACCGCAGAGATCGAATTGTCCTTGGCGGTCGCTATATCAGCTTTAGCCTGAGTGATTTCGGTATCGATCACAGTTTTGGTTTCAGCTGCAGCACTCGCAGAGGCAGCCGCATTGGTTTCGCTCGTTTTTGCCGCCGTCTCGGAATTCTTAGCTGCTGTCTGAGATGCTGAAGCTGCGGTCTGCGAAGACTTAGCCGCAGAGGCAGAAGAAGCCGCGGAATCCGCGGATACCTTTGCGGATGACTGACTCAGCGATGCTGCAGAAGCTGAGCTCGCTGCAGAGTTGGCAGAGTTCTTTGCCGCGTCAGCAGAAGCGCCGGCAGATGACGCCGACTCCGCAGCACTATTAGCCGCAGTCTGAGCCGCCTCACCCGCCTCTTTAACCGCAGCCACTCCTGACGTCTTTTCCAGGGTGATAGCGGAAAGCGCCTCGGCTTGTGCCGACTGGACAGCGCTAACGCCTGTCGCCTGTGCTGTCTGCACCGCCTTCACGCCGTCTGTCTGCGCCGTCGCCATAGCGGATTTGGCGGCAGAGATATCCGCCTCCATGTCTGTCTTGAGAGAAGACGCGCTTGCCGCTGAAGCTGCGGCAGAGTCTGCGCTCTTCTGGGCAGAGGTCTGGATGGCGGCAAAACTGTTGCCGAGAAGCAGCGAAGTCCCGCCCGTGCTCGTGGAGTAGCCGACCACTCTGTCCGCATCATCCAGAGAAGCCTTAACCGGCAAGTCAGAAACCTTGATAATCGCCATGCTCTCTCCTTAAGCCGTTCTTTTCCAGATGTAGACCGCAAGATAGGGATTACGGACGCTGAAAGCCGATCCGCCGCCGGTAGCCCCCACATTCACAGAGTGGCCGTGCTGACCCGCGTAAGAGGTTTCACCGGCCCACGTTCGAGCCGCGTCAAAATTTATCTGATAGTGCGACTTCATACTGCCGCCATCATCCATACCCTTAGTCCCTGCGACATCCGTGGCATAAAAAGCCCCAGCCTCATTCACGAAGTACCGTGTATAGAGACCGGAGCCAAAAAAGCCCGTGATATTCATAGATCCGCGGGTGTGGGTATGGCCGCCAGCCTCGGTTGCCTGTGCCGAATGACTGTGCGCCGGCAGCTCGTTCACGGTCAACGTGTGGGAGTCTGCCCCGCCGATCGTCCCTGCGGCAAAAGCGCCGCCAGCGTCGATCAGCGTTCTGCCGGCACCGATTCGCTCCCAGGTGCCCACACCAAAGCGCTTTGAGGGAGAGGTGCTGTCCGTTGACAGGTATATAGATCCAACTGGATACACCGTGTCTATCAGTGTCTGCCGCGCGATTTCCTTAATGCCAGCAATCACACCTGCTTTGAAGGCCTCTACATCCCCAACGTCCGCGTCAGTCGCACCATAAGCGGCAGATATCTCTCCAAGGACGTTCCCAGCGTTCGCCCCCTGAGCAATAACCCGATTGATCTGTGCGCTCTTGGCAATGCCGCTCTGGAAGCCCTTCTCGCGCACACTCTTGAGGGTCTCGGACTGCCACTCACTTTCTGGCGTGAGATTCGCGTCAGACGCTGTCGCAAAAGGAAGAAGATTATTCGTCGCCATTTCTCACCTAGCTATTGATATCCATGTAAAGCAGATCATTTGCGTCTGTCGAAAGAGGAACCCCTTTTGTCGTCGCAAGATTACCTACTACTCCATCAATCACATTCATCAGGACACCCGCATGATTCAGCGATAGAACCCCTGTGCTGAAAAGTTCCCAGACGATTGGCGGAATCCGTGATCGATCCAGATAGACGTTGATCGTCATATCCTGCATGTCGACGTAGCTCATCGTTCCCGACGACAGACCAAACGCGCCCTGTATCTGCTGAAGAAGCGCGGCGAAATCCTCGTTCTTCCCAGGGCACTGATTCATCGCCACCTTCGCCTTGAGGACCTGCCGGTACACACCATCAGACAGAACCGTGATGCCGACCTTGTCATCCCTCGGCGTCTGCCAGATGCCAAGATCGAACCCCTTGCCGTCAACGTCATCAAAGGCAAAGAAAACGTCCGCGATCTTTATCTTCAGCTTCCGGGTTACGCCGATCCGGACTCCGAGCGCGTCAAGCTGCTCCCCTTCCGCAAGATCCAGATCAAAGATTTTGTAGCCATCGATCAGCGTCTTCTGGGCTTCCACCAGAGGCTGGGTCAGCTGGTAGATCCACTCTGTGAATCGCTCTTTCCCCTGGTGAGCACCGGCTATCAGCCCCGTGTAGGAATTCTCATCCGCCGCCATTTGCTTACTCCACATTCACCGTGATGGTTCCTGCGCTTACTGTCGCCTTTTCATTCCATGCGATGCTGACGGAGGCCTGATTCCCGTTCAGAGTGACAGACTCCAGATAGAAGTCCCCGTCATAGGTAGTCGTTGTCTCTCGGACAATGGCGGCCACCACTTTCATGATGTCGACCTTGGCGCCGACCTCAAGACCATTGACGTACTCGGACACACGCGTCTTTACGTCGTCCTCATTCGTAGAGAGCCACGTTTCCGTGGCTCTCAGAGTGATCACAACCGCAATAGAAACCGGCGTTGGTCGTGAGAAGTCAACCTCTGCGACATTCCCGAGCGTGTCGATGTACTGCGTTTTCGTGGAGCCGTAGGTTGATACCCCCTGCGACTTCTTTGCGTAAATCACTTCGGCGATTTCGGTAGCGTCTCCGCCATCGACCACAAGCGCGATCGTATGAGCTGGGATTCCATCGTCACTGGTCGCCCCGGTGTCGTTATGGCGACCCGCCACTGACGTCACGCCATTGATTTGGCGGACAGAGCTGATAATGCCGTCCCAAAGCCCCGTGTTCGGCTGCATCGTAGAGAGCGCCTGCCGCGCACGAAGTTCCGCGTCAGATTCCACTGCCATACCCGCGGTCGCCGGATCATCATTCGTCACGGTCTGCCAGCCAAGGGTCGGCGTGCCAATCTGCGTAATCGACCCAGCGGCCGCAGGCACTGGGCCAATTTTTTCAGCCGCCGCAGTTGCTGTGACCTCACCGGAAAGCGGAATCGTCACAGTCGTAGGAAGCACCCACTTGTTGCCGGCAGTATCGATCGCAGTTCCATTGGTGATGACTGTCCCAGCCTGCCCGACGATCTTCAGGTCTACCTGCGAGTGTGTGGCTACTCGTCTGCTGATCCCGTTCGTCTTGACCGCAGAATCAAGCGCTATGCCCGTAGCGGTGTTCGGGTTATAAGCCCAGTAAAGAGACTGCGCGGCAGAGTTGACGTCAGATATGGCAAGTGCAAATATCGCGAGAAGCTGTCCATCCTGAGTATCAGAATCCAAGTTGATGTCGGTACCAAAAATCTCCTGAGCCTTCGACTTGAAGTAGTCAAAGATTTCGGAATAGCCCGGTGCCTTGAACCCGTCCGCTGTGATCTGGAAAACCGGAGAGGAGATCGTCATACCGTACCCTCTAAAGATGTATCGCCATAGATCGTCGAAATCCGCGCTGTGAAGCGGTATGCCCGCTCATCTGGATCAGATATGGACTTAAAGCCCGTGATCTCTTTCACTCCCGGAGTGTCCAGAATCCGCGCGCGGATTACCGCGTCCGCAGCCGTGCTTTTCCCAAGAATCGACTGAATCCACGGGGTCCCGTCTTCTACATCCAGGAACCAGGAGCCTCTCCAGAGAGATAGCCGCGTCATCACGCACTGAGCGACTCCCTCGGGCGTGCTGTCATAAAAATCAGAGGCTCCATGGCCAAAGCGCATATCTCCGTCGCTATCAAGTTTTCTCACTCTCACTTCGGAGCTCCCGTTGTGCCGCCGGAGTCCCCCGGATGGACATGAGACTCGAGCGAAATTCCGCCGGCAGTGACATCGCCAGTGGTATGGATGGATCCATCAAACGTCGCGGTTGCTCCGGATCCACCAGAAACTGTCAACCCTCCCTGGATCTTTACCGCGCCGGTAAAGGTGGTCGAAGGGCACATCACCTGAAGAGTCGGGCAGGTAAGTGAGACGGATCCCTCTGCTGTCGCCGACAGTTTCCCGGTCGTTACCAGCTCGACATCATGGCTCCCCGGGGTAATGCGTAAGACCGCAGCTCCGTCATCCGTCCGGATCTCAAGAGCGTCAGTCGACACGGATCCAATTCTTGTTTTCTGAGACCACGGCCCCGGGATGACAAACCCATCGCTGAGGTCATGCATTCGAGGTTCTGCGGGGGACTGAGTACCTCCAGAAAGCCACCACAGGTCAATCGACCTGCAGGAGAAGACCACCAGGCATTCATCACCGGCCTTGATCGGGAAAGTGATTGAAGCTCCGCCCGCATGAGGGAAAACTACCGGACAGTCAAGCAAAAGCGGGAGATTTTCGACCACAACTGAACCGTCTTCGGCCACGTGCCGTCCCTTGATTGCTGGCTGCACCTCACAGGTCAGCGCTTCCGCATTGAATCGCGTGACTATACCGGGAAGCGCCGTCCACATCATCGCCTGGCGACCGGTGAATGCCTGCTCGAACTGCTGAACCGGGTCACTAATCACAGTGCTGTCTGAAACCATCACTTGGCTCCTGTATTTGGAATGAAGTTATAGACCTCAGTACTGACCGGAGTCTGCACGCCCTTGGAGTAGCCGATCGCGATTATGTCCGTATACCACTCATCCCCTCGAGTGTCTCCGGTGTGCTCCCGGCTTTTAACCAGATAAAGACCGTCCACCGCCACCATGGTCCCGGTTGCAGGGAGGTTTTGGTTAACTGCGCTATAAGACGTCTGGTAATCCGGGTTCTGCACAAGCGACTGGTCGATCTGTACGAGTCCTCCAAAGTCGATCAGCGGGTTGAGGAGCATCCGGGCTTTTATGCCGTTCTCTGTGATGTTCGGTCTCCCCAGCAAGCCGGTGCTTGGCGTCAGGACCACAACCTTTTTTGTTTCCGCGGGAGGAAGAGCTCCTTGTTTCGGAATGGTCACGATTCCCAGCGGGTCATAAGACCAGTCGAACCCATTCCGATCCGCAATTCCCTGCATAACGTCCCGAGCCAGCCCATAAAAGACCTTGCCTCTGGGAAGAACCGCCTCAGACAGCGTCGGACGCTTACAGACGCCGACTCCGTAGTCCTTCATGCTGTCCATCACCACGTCAAAGGCTTCAGACTGGCTGGCTCCCGCAGGAAGCGACTTGTTTACAACCGCATACTGATTTGCCGCGTCGCCCGAAGCCGCGATCAGCCTCAGGTAGGTGTCGGTCTCACTCTCTCGACCTGTCGACTTCCACCACAGGTCTCCTTGAAAGATCACCGAGTGCCGCTCTTCGTAGCCAGCATCGATGATCACTTTCATGTGAGCATCTTTCACGTACTGATTGATCGGCGCCGAAATCGCGTTAACCGTCTCATCACTTGGGTTGTAGACCGTGATTTCCGCTGTGCACGGACGGCTGGTGATGGCCTGAGTGATATGGAATTTGACGTGGAAGTCCGACAGATCGATAGCCGTTGTGTTCGATCCGTCTTCGGCGACCACAAGCTGGAAAAAACGTTTCCATTGCCTTTGACCTGACATCACTCCTCCCAGTAAAGAGCAAGAGTTGCTCCCATGTCGGAGTAGGTGGGCTTTACATCATACCGACCGTCCACCGTGGCGTACAAATGCCCAATCCCTCGGTACTGGAACTGAGCAAGAAGATCCACTCCGCAGATCACGGGTATGCCAAAAATCTGCTCTCCGTCATCCGTCCTTTCCATGTCGATAGACCAACCCCCAAGATCAGAATCCCGGTAAAGGAGAGTGATCTGCCAGTAATAGTCGCCAAGGCCGATAAAGAAGGTCTGCGGCCCCGAAGTTAATGGGATCTGGATCACTGCTACTCTCCCGCATTCTGCGCCGTGATATCAGCGGCCTCAGTTGTCGTCATCTCAGGCTGGCGATTCCCTCCGTCGACCGTTCCCGCGGTCTTCTCGGGATTCGCCTGGTCCACTGCCTGAAGCTCCACTTCCTTGGTGCTCACGAGCATGACTTCCTCAAACGTGATGTCACAGGACAGTGAGCTCTCGCTGTCTTTATCCGTCGATGTGACAAGGCGCGTGATGATCATCGAGTCGTAGCTGCGCTTTCCTGTCGATACGCTGAGGAGCTCCCTCTTCTGCATCAGACTGAGAAGCTGCTTATAGACGTCCTTGGTCGTCGTGACACCCTTCAGGACGGACCCTGAAAACGTCGAGTTAAGCAGTCGGGAGCTATCTGACCAGGCGAACTTCACATTCAGAACTGCCGGATTGCGATAGGCGTGATCAGTGATCGGAGCTCCCGTGTCGACAGGATGACGAGTCAATACCACCTCGTCGTTGTGCTCCTCACTGATCACCACGTCGGGGATAATCGTGATCCCGTCTTCCTTTGCCGAAATGGCACGCTTTCTTCCGATAAGAAGAGCCTCTATCGAGTATGGGAGGGACTTGTTGTCCGACACATAGTCATAGAAAGTCCCAGCCGCCCGTGTAACGACTGCGGCGTCAGTAAAAGAGATATCAGCAGCCATTACGACAGACTCCTCCCCCATCCTCTGGCATTCAGGCGACGCTCAGTTTCGTTCGCGATGGCATTCGCGGCATTCTTGCTATCCACATTGATCACCTGGTTCAGGTTGAGGTTGTTCTCGACCCTGCTGAGTTTTTCTTTCTTGATAGCCGTCGACAGCCCCTTGAATCTGGTCGCCGCCGCGATATGACTAAAGGCGGCCGGGTCATTGATCCAGGCCTCGTTCCCGTGACCGTGTTCCATGATCGTCATACCCGCCATCAGGGATTGCAGAACCCTAGGATCCTTCAGATCAAGCCCCGTTAAAGTCCCGACTTTCTGCCCCAGAGTCTTCGACATGTACTGAGCTACGACCTTCATGTAAAGAGAAGGGTTGTTTTTATCTTTCTTCGGGGCCCAGGTGTTGATGATGTCCCAAAGAGTCCGCGCGCCCGAGTTGTAGTACCGGACCAACTGCTTACCCATCGCCTCAATGCCTTCTCCGGCGGTGGAGTATTTCATGAACCCCTTGCCGCTTGTCGGCCGCACATTGCCGAAGTTATATGCGTACCGCGCGGCATTGGATTTGTGGCTGCTGAACCCCTGAGCGGAAGTCTCTGCCGGAGATGCCGGCTGATAACCAGATGAACCCACAGGCGGTTTGGCGTCAATCGATCCCCCGCCGGCTATATGAGAGCCTTCTCCTGCCGCTTTCCGGGCTTTGGCGACCTCCTCATCACGCTCCTGCAGCTTCCCATACTCTTCCTTGAAGATATCGTCGGCGTGCATCATGCGCTTGATCATGTCGAGCGGACCGCCGCCGCCATTGAAAATCCGCATGGCGGTCTTCGCTATCGCGCCCAGTCCCTCGGCAATCATTTTGATGCCGCCACCACGAAGCCAGTTATCCAGCTTGGTGACCAGCCCATCAAGATCAAAAAGCTTATTGAGATAGCCGACCACATACATGGCGCCTATCTTCAACGTATTCCAGAGCTTTTGGAGAGACTTCCAGAAATTTGCCGTCGACTCTGAGTTCTCATCGAGCTCATCCCCGACTTCGCCAAGCTCTTTTTTGGTATCTCGGAGACTCTTGGAGAAGTCCGCCTGCTTCATGTAGATCCAAGCGTCACCAAGACCAAGAGCAGAGGCATAAGCCGCGGCCTGCTCGTCTGACATCCCACGCAATGCGTCTGCCGCCTCGGCCATGACATCAGACATGTCACGGGCCTTGCCCGTGGTGTCCCTCAGCGACACTCCCAGCAGGTTTTTGAACTGGTCAGCGTAGCCGGGAGACTCTCGCATTCTCTTTGCGATAGTCCCCATCGCCTGCGCAGCCATTCCCGCGTCACCGCCGACATCCTGAAACGCCTGCTGTACTGCCTTCAGGCCCGAGACGCTCGAATTTACATACTTAGCCGTGAAGTGGTCCTTGGCAAGACTCTCTGAAGCTTTAAGCCAAGCGGCACCCATTGCGAGAGCGCCTGCGACCGCTTTTCTGCTGAGCTCGGCAACCTTCTTCTCCGCGACCTGAAGAGCGCCCGAGTACCGAGCCATACCCGCCTGGTCGACGCTGAAGCCGAGATTTACAAGGAATCCATCAACGATCATTTTCTTTTTCCCGCAAACCCCTCGCAACCTCACGGTTGTGGAGCTCGTCGTCCAGATACTGGTTCATGATGAGCACGTCCTCGAGCGTCATAGACTTCTCTCTGAGAGCTGAGTACGGGATCATCCCTTCACGCACCGGGCGGACCAGGAGGTCAAGCCCATCTTCGAGCATCCTCCAGTCCGCGGCCGCCACCTCCGGGTCTAGGCTTTCATGCTTGAAGCCATGCCGAAGAAGGCGGCGCCAATAGGGCGGATCTCACGAATGAGAACCCTCAGCGTCAGGATCAGCGAGTCTCCCGCCGAAAGATCATCAAACGGGACTCCGTCCTTGATGACAGGAGACCACAGCTTCCCTCGCTTCTTTTCAACGCAGGAAAGACAGGTAGAGACGATGGAGTTGAACTGCTCCTTCGGCATCGCGGCAATCTGATCCAGCAGCGGCTTTGAGACCGACAGGACCATGACAAGCTCATCCATCATGCCGGCAGAGTCACTGGCACCGGATTTCTCCTGCCACATATGGAGAAAGCCTTCAATCACGCCAGAGAAAAGGATGGGAAGCGTAGGAGCGGCAAGCCGGGACACCTCAAGAGAACTGAAAAGATCCAGTCTCCCGAGGCGGTACTCGGAGTCCCCCACCTTCACCGTTTCAGGAGTCGGCGCAGAGACATCAGCCATTAGTTACCCTCCGAGTACGTGCCGGTGATCGTGTCAATCTTGATTGCGTCAAAGACCCACTCGATCGTCTGGCCCTCTTCCGCATACGTGCGATCAGGCTGTTTCTGAAAAGCTACGCCGCGGCAAAGCGTGGTTTCGTTGTTGCCGGCATTGCGGATCGTCAGCATGTTATTCCCCCAGGCAGAGCTTGAAGCCGCCTGGGCGTCATACATGGACTGCAGAAGCGCGTTGCGGGAGCTGGTAGCGAGAAGCCGAACCGTAATAGTGCCGCTCTTATCGGCCTTCAGCGTGTGCATACCTTCGCCATCAGCGCCGATCAGCATAGCGTTTCGAGCATTGGCAAGGGAAATCGTGATGCCTTCCTTTGCGGACCCAGAGCCATACCCAAGGTCGACAACCCCAACAGGGCCCGCGAGAGTGGCGGTCACATCCAAAAAGCTATAAGTTGCCATTCAATTCTCCTTAGCGATTGACCGTGATCGATACATCGACCGTGTGGATAGCACCGGCAAGCTTCACCGCAATCTGAATCGGAGGAGCTTTTCGGGCGTCACGCTCAGACTGGCTCTGCTCAGCCATCGGCTGGATATAGACGTAGTAGCCGGAAGGAAGCGTGTCACCTTTGGAAAGAGCGCCAAACCCCGTCCCATTCCACTGACCGTTCTGCGCGATCAGGCCATTTCTCACGCCCTGCTCAAGGCTTGCGTTGACGCAGTTCACCAGAGTCGTGGCGCCGGCATCGGTCTGGCCAATCTTGGTAGTCGTTGTGTAAAGGAGGTTCCACAGATCGGTCTGTACCCGGTTCTGCAGCCAGTCAAGACCATGGACTTCATCGATATACCATCCGCCACAGGTACGGCCGTACTGAAGAATCGAAGTGTCGGTCTGGTAAGCCGCGAGGACGTTGATATTCCGGTTTGCAAGCGCGTCTGCCTGCGTCGTTTTCAGATACTCAGGAGTGACGCCCGGGAGCTGCTTGAACATTAACGTGATCGTCGTCCCGGATCCCTCGAAGTCAACGGTAGCCTTACGGCCTTCAAGAGAAGCCTCCGCGACAGGCGAAGAGCTCGAGTAAAGGAGCGTCGTCCGCGTATACCCCGCGGCCTTGAGTCGATCGCCCAGAGTGGTCTGGGAAGAATCCATCTCAGCCGTGTTCTGGGTGGTAAAGCCAATCGTACGGGTCGGAGTAGCTGCCTCAATCAGTGCCGCGGCCTGCAGTACCTCGTCGTCCGTCGCGGTCGCCGCTACCGTGCAGGCGTACCAGGAGGAGTAGCCCAGAAGATCCGTGAGCGCGTCCGTAAGAGGCTCCGCTTCCACGCCCTTGACCGCCGAAGTGGATCCGGCAAAGCCGAGAAGCGAAGACAGATCACCGGTGTCTGAGCAGATCACCGAGGAGCTGGAGCCGGTAGAGGCAGATGTCACGATGAAACGCGTACCATCCCAGGCGCAGGTCGCTGAATTACCCAGGCCGGCCGCGATCTGGGACGCCACACCATTAAGGTTGCTTTCGTTCTTCAAGTTGATCGCGGACGCAGTCTTCACCACACCGTCAATTGTGAAGGAGACAGACCCTTCAGTGACGCCCGTGAAGTTTGACATCGCCTGCTCAGCCACAGAAAGCATGCGCCCCTTGAGGCGCCCGGAAGTCGCCGACTTAGCCCAGCGACCCAGATAAACTGTGGTAGGGGTGGGAGACTGGCTGAAGAAAAGAGCGGCCGCCTGGTACTCAAGCGCCGAAGTGCCAAAGTCGGTTGCCACATCATCGATAGACGCATACGAACGAAGCCGTTCTTCCGTATCAATAACGTCTGCCGTGCCAAGAATCAGACACGATCCGAAATTTCGAAGCGCCGCGCTGGCCGCGGCAAGGCTCACCGTGACATTGACGACACGGGAGACTGGAAGCTGCTGAGTAGTAGCCATGGTTTATTTGCTTTCCTTTAGATGTACATCTGTGTAGATGCGGAACCCGCCTACTGCGGCTATATCCCTGATGCCGTAAGACCTGCGGACTGAGCGGCCAACCGTGAAGAAAACATCGAAGCGGTCAACCCACTGCTCAGCCAGAAGATCAGGTACGTGTGACACGTCCTGCTCAATGCCAATCAGTTGCAGACCGGAGTTTCTGAGCTCATCAAGGTTCTGCCCTATCTGGGCACAGGCCCGGAAACTGTCGGAGATAACTGCGGCATTTGGCCCATAAAAAGAGGCGAGGATGTGGAATCGCTGGTAAGTCACCTGCACCATATCCCCGCCTGTCGCCTGCTCAATCGGTCCTTTGCGTCCCATCTCGTCAGGGGTTCCCGGGGTCTCTACCCGATCGATACCCACCGCTATCCAGTCGGTACCAATACCCGGCATCGTCCCCGGCTTTGGCGCCCATCGACGCCTCACCAGCTTCTGGTCGATGCCGGTCACCTGGGACATCCACGCCCTGACAGCATTGGTAGGATCGCCGGCGTTTTCAGCCGTTATCGGCGGCAGAATCCCCGGAGTCCTGGAGTCAGTATCTGCCATCGCTGATTTCCTCCGGCCAGCAAGTAAGGCGGAGGAACCCCGAACCCCACTTGGTGTAGTCCGCGCAATCCTTCACAACGAAGCGCTTGCCTCGCCACAGAACCGCGTCATAAGCCGCCCCAAACTCAGGCGGGACGACTGCGGACGCTACCCTGACAAGGATGGTCCCTGTTCTCTGCAGAGCCTCCGGAAGCCGGGAAATGGTCTTTTGATCCGCCGTCACAACCGCGCTTACTTCTATTTTTTCTGCGTCGTCCCAGACCGGATCCCCATAAGCGTCTGAGGCTTCCTTTACTCGCACCAAAGTCACCGGCGACGTGAAAAGCGGGTCAGTAATGACTTCGGAAACATCTAACGACGCCATTTACTTCCCCTTTCCTTTTACGACGATGTAGTCGATCGAGTCTCTCAGTGCCCCGGTATTGATCAGCGGCCTGACATCCTCTCCCTTCAGTTCGTTTTCACGCTTACCCTTCGTCATACGGGATCGATGCCGGTTTCTGAGGGTTGAAGGCTTCAGCGGCTCGAAATTTCCCGAAGAAATTTCTTTTTTCGCCCCGCTGACCGCGATCATCCCGGCCTGTTCCAGAAGAGCGTCCATCGCTATCCGATCACCATGAAGCCCGGCTTTGATGGCTCCCTGCATTTTCTTCACAGCTTTTGCTGACGCGTTTCTGACCCCGGGGATCAGGAAAGGTCTTGCCGGGATATTGCGGGAGGGACTCCCATACTCATGAATGAACCCGAGCTCGTGGTTTTTAGGACCGCCGTCAGTTCTGGCGTCCCCTTTCGATCCTGAGGCTATGCCGACAAGGATGTGAGTCTTTGCGAGACTCGCCATCGCTTTCGCGACGTCTTCATCTTTGGACACGGTCTTTTTGACGGTCACCGCGGCTGGCTTACTCATATCAGATCACCCACATAGCCATGCCGTAGATACGGATCAGCTGGAAAAGCTCACGCCCATACGGGGTGAGATTCCAGGCTCCAGCGCCCTCTTCTGAACCCGTAGCGGCGTCATAAGAGACGCTCGCACCATCGACAGACTTGGATGTGACGATCCCCACTCCGCCAGCGCTGTTCTTCCCATACTGGAGAGAAAGGAAGTGCGCCGCATAAAGAGCCATCGCGTGAGGACGCATGGCCCCCCAGAGCGATTCCTTGAAAAAGTGATTGGCCGCTGAAAGTCTTGCCTCGATGGATGAAACCGGGAAGTCCGATGAATCGAACTCCGGGCACTCTGCGAAAAACTGCTTAACCGTCAGCTGATCCGCCATTTTTCCCTCTCGATGTCCGGCGCTTCTTCGGGGCTTTGGTTTCAGGCTCTGAAACCGGGGCCGCGTCTGAGTACGCCTTTACGAATTCAGCCGCCCAGACCTCGTCTGGGACCTGCTGAGTTTTCTTATCCCGGAAATCCCAGGTGCGCCCTTCTCCGTCGTGGTAGACGAAAGGGCGCTTCGGTGTCAGTAAATACACAGGAACGCCCTCCATGATCAAGCCGCGAGATCGGTGTACAGCATGAAGTCCGGGCGGACGATTTCAAGCACGCCGAAAGCGCAGTAGTAGACCGAAGTCTGATCAAGCCCGCGATACTGCGGAGCCGTATGCTGAAGCGGAACCAACGGGAACCGGACATCGGCTTCGTCGTTCGTGTAAGTCACGATACGTTCATTGGCGAAGCCGCCGAACTCCTGCGTAAGGTACTTGCAGGGACGGATTGACAGAGAACCCGGACCGTAGGTCGTGGCGGAAAGGTTGTTCTCGAGGATGTAAGTGAGAACGCTCTTATCCGTGTTGGTGAGCTGCATGGCGTTCAGCTTGGCGAAGAGCGCAGGGCTGATCAGCATGTCCTTCGGGAGCCGGGTGTACTTGGACTGCTTCCACGCGGCGTTCAGCACGTTATTGAAGAGAGTCAGCCAATCGTTCTGAGTGGCAGAGTCGGTCAGCTTCGTCGCGTTCTGGACGGTCACCTGGTCGGAATTCAGCAGGCCCTTCACGGAGAGCTCGTCATCACCAAAGTAGATCTGGAGATCGAGATCCATGTCGTGCTTCATCTTGAGAGCATCAAGCTTCTGCGTGTCGATCGGGCGGCCGACTCGGGCAGCCTGAGCGAGCTCGATCATATTCCAGCTCACTTCCTGTGCCCACGGGGTCATCGGGCTGATCACCTTCGTGGCGCCGACGGAAGTCCGACCAATCGCCGTGCCAAGGGCCTTAGCCCAGCTCTTCTTCGAGCCCGGGGCAGAAGCAGCCGCATAGGTCGAGAGGATGAAGGAGCTCACGGAGTCCGCGATCGACACGTCAGTACGGAGGCGGACGTCACGCAGACCGGTAAAGTCCGCGATCGGGGCATAGAGTTTCGGGTCGAGCCGCTCGAGCTCTCCCTGAAGGAAGGCGCCAGTAGCCGCTACAGTGTCGGCGTCGCCAAAACGAAAAGAATTGGAATCCATGTTTCAGTTCCCCTTATCAAATGTTGTAGGCGATTTCGACAAGGCCGTCGGAATCGACAGTGCCGGAAAAGACAGCATTCGGGATTGCCGTGCCTTCATCAGCGGTGATCGCGCCATTGGAGGCAAGATTCACCTTGCCGCCGGCTTTAGGCGTACCCGCGGCCTTGGCAAAGAAGTAGCCACGGCGAAGGACCGGAAGGGCTTTCTCGTGAGCAGCCTGACCGCCCGTGAGGTCAGCCTGACCAAAAAGTCGGAGGCTGAAGCCGAAAACCGCATCGCCCGCTGCCGTGGTCGGGGTAACCGAACCATCATCCGCAAGCTTTACTGCCACACCAAAGGCAGCGACCGGAGCCGCCGCGTTATTCACACGGGTTTCAGCCGTGTAATCAAATTCACCTCGAGCGATTTCACCCGCAAATCCAGCGGGGACGGAGGCACCAATAATCTGTCCGTAAGACATGAGTTTTCTCCCAGTTACTTAGATTTTCCCCAGAAGGCGTCCACCTCCGCCTGAATTGCTTCAATGCGGTTAGGTTCTGCTGCGTCGCCAAACTTCCGGCCCGCCACAAAGCGAGGATTACGGCTCGCTCGAGCCGCATCAGCCGATGCCTTAAAGGCAATAGAAAGCGCCTTGCCGGACAGCGTGTCTGCGTCGCCAAAACGGGAAGCACATGCACCACGCATGGCTCGGCGCATCAGATCCTCAGCGTCCTTCACGGGGATCTTGTCTGCCTTCGGCTTCTGGATACCGGGGCAAAGGTCCTCGGCATCACTGATAAGGTCGCGGCTCTCATCGGCGCCAAGCTCTTCACCTTCGGCATCCTCAGAATCAGCCTGCTCAGCTGTGTCTTCGGCGACTGGTTCTTCTGCCTCCGGGTCGTCCTCATCAGCCACCGGCTTCTGAAGCTCAGCAATCGTCTTGGTGAGGTCCTGCACTGCCTTTTCAAGGGCAGCCAGACGCTCATCAACGGTCGGGGCCTGAGGAACCTCTTCCTCATCACCCGTCTTCCCGGCCGTTTCTCCTGCCGGGTTGACGGTCACGCTATCCAGCGCCTCGTTGAAACTCTCTTCGTCTCCGTCCTTAAACAGTCGGCGGAGCAAAGATTTCAGCGATGTTTTTTCGGTCATCGCACCATCTCCTATAGAACAAACAGACCCACATCTGCCTCGCTTCACGAGTGCGACGTGGTTTCCCACGATTCCGGTCTGGTGACCGGAATCCTCGCCGTCTCGGACGAACCCTGCGTCATACCCGCAAGAGATTTCATCCAGAGCTCCGCGTTCGATCAGGTCGATCCCTCGGGCATCCTGCACGAGAAGATCAGCCATCAGCAGATCACCGTCACGACGGACGTTTTGTACGTGTCCGATCGAAATCCGCCGCCAAGTGTCGGGATCAGCAAAAGTGTCATGTCCGATGACCAGCGGCTTACCTTCAAAGCTCGCCATCGTGTCGGGATTGAAAAGCTCATCCTCCGGCCGGGACACGTGCACAACCGGAACATCAGCAAACCCAACATCGGACCCCGCATAATCAAATGTCCCGACACGACTGATCGGGACATCTCGGCAAAGCAGGTACCCTTCCGGGGTTTTTTCCTTGTGAGGACTCAGGCGCTCGGTCGTAAAGAAAGGCGCGCCGTCCTTAAATTTGAAATCAGTCTTCATACTTCGACTTCTCAAAGAGTGGCTCGGCATAACACCGGCAATTTCTGGAAATATAATTATCTAGTGTTGTGCAGTACCAATTCTTAACTGTATGGAGCGTATAAACATGTCCAAGAAATTTGCGATGGAGAAGATTCTTTACGCGAAATCCCTTGTAGAGGGTGGGGCCTTTGTTAAAGATGCCGCTGCCGAAATCGACATTTCTCCTGACGTGCTTTCCCATAAGCTTCGAGCTCTTGGGGTCGACACCTCTTACAAGGGCAAGGGACATAAAGCTCATAACAGGCACGAACTTGATGACTCCCAGTTGATCAGCAGATATCTCTCTGGGGAATCTGTGCTCTCCCTGTCCAAGTCTCTCGGTGTTAACCGACAGACCATCACCCGACGCCTCAAAGAACATCACATCCCCATCCGCAACCCCAGCGAGTCCATGTACATCCGAATGGCCAGGACTCCGTTCGAAGAGCGCAGGGCTCTCTCCGCCAACGCCAGAGAAGCTCATATCGCTTCGATCATGTCGAACGCCCGGCATTACAGCCGTGGGCCGGGTGAGCTTGAGATATCCGAGGCCCTTAAGTCTCTCGGCTATCCCGTCAACACCCAAACCCCTCTGGATAATGGCTGTATCGACATCACCATCGGGAAGATCGCCATAGAAATCAAAGAGAGCGCCGGGGGTTCTTTTTGCTTCAGCAGAAAACGCGTCATAAAGATCCGCAATGCGGGTATGACCCCGATTTTCATTGGGTTTAACTCCCTCAGTTGTGTCTCCGAGAGGCTGGAGGAGATAATCGCCCTCGTGGATTTCGCCTGCCGCCACCCATCCCCGGTTGGTCAGCATTGGGTGGTTCGGTGTCGCTGTTACTCTCGAACCGGAAGTCCCAATGTCTATGACACTTCCATTGAAAGGCGCACGGATAACGCTTAAAAAATCGTCATCCAAGCGAACCAGTGTGTCCCCGGTGAAGCAGTTAAAACTTTGCCCGGGACCGCTTCGGATTTCTTTCTGCCCTGGCTCACTGGTAATCGGCGGATCCGCCCATGACTGGATCGTCCCGTCCAGCTCACGGTGGCGGTCACGTGTGGCGCCGTCATGCACGCAGTGCCAGATGTAGTGAGTCGATCCCACCGCTTCAGCTCTTGCCTGCGTATAGCTGGTCCGAGCTCTGGCAGTTTCTGTCCTGGCGATGCAGATCGCGCGGGATTCCGCTATCGGTCCCAGCTTCTCAATCAACCCCACAAAATCGGTGTAGCGATCCCCATTGGAGAGAGACTTCATAGCTATCTCATGAGCCTTCTCTGCCGCTTCTCTGGGAAGACTCTTGATCAGATCTACCTGCGCTTCCTGAAGGTCAGCGAATCGGGATCCTGTCATCGCATCCCGCAGCTTTTTGCGAGTCTCTTTTGTGATCAGCTCACCAAGCGACATCCACGTATCAAAATCGTGCTGCCCCGCACGCTTCAGCATGATGGACGCGATTTCATGCGCCCAATCGTCGATGTCATTTGCATAGCTGAAGAGGTGTTCCTGTATCAGTTCGGCGGCAACTGACGGATCATCACTCTTTACCGCGTACTCCCGGGCTATCCGGTTGACCTCCGCCGCTACTCGCTTGAGCCTCACCTGGTACCAGCTGAGAAGGTTTTTGGTCTTCGCGGTTTCCCGAAACGTGTTCGGTCTCATTAGGATCCTCCGTCAGATTTGCCTCTGGGGGCATCATCCCCGTGTCGGCCTCTTCGGCGGCTTTGATGTCGTCATCAGTAATGGAAGCGAAAAGACCGGTGGTCCCTGACAGCTTCCTCAGCTCCTTCAGAGCAGTAGAGTTCGAAATGGCGCCGGCCTGCAGCGCCTGCAGGACTGCTCCCGTGAGACTCTGAGCCGACGCGCAGCGCTGTTCCGTTGTCTCCTGCCAAAGCGGCTTGAAGTCGAAATCGAAAGTCTTGGGGACCGGCTTACCGGTGAGAGACTCTCCCATCACCCGGAAAAGCCGCGAGAGATTCTCTCGGAGCATCGACTCCTGAAGACGCGACACCATGTCGTAGTAAGTCCGCAGGTCAGACTCACCAGTGGCGCTAAGCCCTGCAGGACTCTGACCGAAAAGTCGGACCAGAGGAATCTGAAGTGCACCAGCAATCTGCTGACCAAACTGCTGGAGGACCTCTGGCAGTCCCGCAAAGGTATATGTCTGGGTGCTGAAATCGTCTTCAGCATCCATCACCGTCAGCCCTTCCTGGCTCTGCAGAAGAGATACCAGTCTCATCTGGGCGAGGAACCCTTTCTGCTGCTCATCGTTCCCGAGCCCCGCCATTGTGCGGAACCCTTTGATCTTCACATTCCGCAGATAAGCCTTGGAGACCAGCTGCGAAGCGCCCTGTGTAGCCGCATCGAAGGCTTTGATCTGCGGGAGCGGGCGCTCAAGGACACTTGCCCCCCATCCGCCATAAGCCTGAGCAAGGTAGTAAGGAAGCTCGGCGCCTTCAAATCGCAAAACCCGGGACGCATGGATCGGAGCCCCCTGAGTATCCAAATTCCCCCGCAGGACCCGATAGAACTCAGGCTTGCCAAAAGACGGCCCAAGAGCCTGGATGACGCCATCAGTATCCACTTGCCAGCGATCAAGGACGAACAGCCCACGGAAAGCCCCTTTGCGGATCTCGCCGAGAGGCTTGGAGAGGTCGTCTCCTTCAATCATGATGACGGCAATCGACCCACCATAGAGCCGGGCCCACTTCAGCGCTTCACAGAGTCGGTCCCAGACTCTCGAGCGATCGAGAAAAGTATTCAGTCGCTCCGTCAGGGAGGGGTCATCAGAGCTGATGAAATCCACGCCTTCGCGAGTCATATCCTCGGCGACAGAGTCAACCGCCAGGCTGGCGATCCATGAACTCTGATACAGCCACTGGAGCTGCTGATAATTCAGGCTGGAGAAATTTGGCGTGTAGATCGTTGCGTTCGCGCTATTGCCAGGGACATCACCCAGTCTCTGCAGCAGATTTGCGATGCCGTCGCCGAATCTGTTCCGTGTAGCCCTTTTTCGGTTCCGAGTCATCTGATCATTCCCCGCACGGCATCAGCCGCTAAAAAAATACGGACTTTGCTTTCTCTGCCACAAGTAGAAAACCATAGGCAAGAACGAGCACGGTCA